AACTTATCACATTGCACCCCAATGTAGCATTCAAAGAAGTTATCCGTAACTACCAAGATTCAGTTGTAATTGCAGCCGCATCTTGTGACTTTACAGATTCTTCATCTGTGACTTTGGGTGAATATGTGTTGACCACAATCGAAAAGCAAGTGAACTTGCAGTTGTGTAAAAACGACCTTCGTACAACTTGGGAATCAGCACAAGCGGGTTTCAGTGCATTTGAGAAATTACCAGCAACATTTGAAGAATTCATGTTGGCTCAAACTGCAGCGGAAGTTGCACAAGCAAACGAATTAGGTATTTGGAAATCTAACCTTTGGTATGATTCCGCAATCGTAGCGGGTCAAGATGGAATGGTTGGTTATTTGATTGACAACTCTGCAATCGTTCGCCCATTCTCTGGTGCAACAAGTGGGTCGAATGTTGTTGCTCGTTTGCAAGAAGCATTGGATTACTCACCTGCTGCATTGTATGGCAAAGAAGGTTACCAATACTATGTTGGCCCAGCCACAATGAAAGCATACCAAGCGGCGTTATCTGCGGGTAACTACAACTTCCAATTCTATGTTGGTGAAAAGCCAATGAACTTCCAAGGTATCCCCGTTACAATGTGTCCTGGTCTTAACGACTACGATTGCGTATTGGGTATGAAATCTGATTTGCACTTTGGAACAGGATTGTTGAGTGATTACAACGAAGTGAAAGTAATTGATATGTCTGATATTGATGGTTCACAAAATGTTCGTGTAATCATGCGTTTCACGGGTGGTATCATTGCTACAAACCCAACTCAACAAGTTGTAATTAATGTAACCTAATCTTATTAGGAAAATATAAACTCGGGGTGGGCATAAACACCCACCCCTTTTTTTTAACCAAGATAATAGAAAAAATATGCCAAGTTGTGGAACATTATTAGGAAGATACGAACCGTGTAAGCAGTTTGTGGGCGGAATCAAGGCAGCGTTTTTCGTACCATTTGAATGGGCGAACCGCGTTACCAAAAACGGAACGGGTGTTGTAACATTGATTGACAATGGTTCAACTACCACCCCCGCATCAGCCCCATTCTGGGAATTGAAAGGTTTGTCTACCATCGAAACAACCATCACCGCTTCACGCGACAATGGAACATCAATGTATGAAACCATCTTTACTTTGTCATTCAAGCCAAGCGGTACAACTGCGGTAACGGGTGATGTTGACATGGATGCGGTTCAAACATTGACCAAAGGAAGATGGCAAATCATCGTTTGGGATAGAAACGACCAAATGTGGTTGTTGGGTGAAACTTTGGGTTGTGATGCCAATGGCGGATCATCTTCATGGGGTGTACAAATGGGCGATGCTCGTTTGAACACAATCACTTTCTCAAGCCAAGAGAAATTGCCACCATCAATTGTGGATGCAAATTCAATGGCGAGTATCTCATTGGTGATTACACCCGTGATGCCCGTTTAAGTTTAATTATATTTCTATGTTTAAGCCCTCACCATTCGGTGGGGGTTTTTCATTTATAACAAAAAATGTATTTCGCGTTTTGTAGGTATGCACATCAATTCAGCATCCACATCAATCAATTTCACATCGTTTGTGGAATTTTCGGGTGCATCAACAATTGAGGTATGGCATAAGCCAACCAAAACAATGGTAACGGCAACAAGTACACCATCCAAACTATACTCATTTTACACCATGTCGTTGCCCGTGTTGACACCAATCACGGCGGTGGCACAGAATACCGATGAACTTCTTTTTAGAGTGTTTAACGGCGATAATTTAGTATGGGAGTATTTGGGATATTGGATTATTGGAACGACAAACATCAACCGCACTTGGAAGGAGTGGGATACCACATCACCCGTTGCGCCTAATTGGATAACACTATGAGTTTAGAATTTATACAACTTCAATCATACACCGCCCCATCAATCATTGAACAAAAAAACAAAGATTGGGTGCAATATGGTGACGATAACAATTATTATCAGTATTTGATTGACTTGTATCATGGTTCACCGACCAACAATGCGTGTATCAAAGGTATTGCAGACCAAATCTATGGATTGGGTTTGGAGGTATCGGGAACATCAAAGAACCTACCAGGTTACATTGAGTTCAAAAAGATGTTTGCGGCGGATGATTTACGGGCGGTAATTATGGATTTGAAAATGTTGGGCCAAGCATCGTTTCAACTCGTTAAGTCAAAGGACAAAAAGAAGTATGTCCAAGCCAAGCATTTTCCACAACAAACCCTTAGACCCGCCAAGTGCAACGACAAGGGCGAGATTGAAAAGTATTATTATTACCCAGATTGGGCCAATATCAAGCGTGGCACACAACCAACCGAGATACGGGCATGGGGGTACGACCAAAACGCAAACGAATGTATCCTTACAATCAAACCATATTCAACGGGTTCGTTTTACTTCGCACCCGTGGATTACCAAGGCGGTACGCAATATGCAAACTTGGAAGCGGAGATATCCAATTTCCACATCAACAACATCATGAATGGTTTGGCACCAAGTATGTTGATAAACTTCAACAATGGGCAACCACCCGCCGAGGTTAAGGACACAGTTGAATCACAAATCAAAGCCAAGTTTGGTGGATCGTCAAATGCAGGTCGTTTCATTATCAGTTGGAACGATGGCAAGGATTCAGCGGCGGACATTACCCCCGTGCAATTAAGTGATGCCCACAACCAATATCAATTCCTTAGTTCTGAATCAATGCAAAAGGTAATGGTATCACACCGAGTGGTATCGCCATTGTTATTGGGTATTAAGGACGGAACGGGATTTGGCAATAACGCGGATGAATTGAAGTCAGCATCTATCTTGTTTGACAATGTTGTTATCAGACCATTCCAACGATTGGTAATTGATGCAGTTACCAAGGTATTAAACCACAACGGGTTCCACTTGAATATGTATTTCAAGACATTACAACCCCTTGAATTTACGGATTTAACGGGCAATGTGGTTGACGACCAGACACGCGAGGAAGAAACGGGTGTATCGTTGTCATTAAAAAAAAAGATTGATTTAGGGGATATGACCATCGCGGATGAAGATTCGTGGTTGGAACATTTGAAAACCCGTGGGGAGATAATTAACGATGAGGTATGGGAACTTATTGATGTAACGGAGGTTACCGATGCCGATGAGGAACTAAGATTTAACATGGCGTATGAAAACCCCAATAAGAAAAGTGGTGATGATAAAGGGGTTTACAAAATCCGTTATCGGTATGGCCCTCATATCGTGGCCGACAATTCAAGGCAGTTTTGTTCTACAATGGTTCAAGAATCCAAAGGGGGAGTAATTTATCGCCGTGAGGATATTTTGACAATGGGGGATGCGGGTGTGAACGGACAATTTGCCCCAAGCGGACAAAGTTCATATTCCATTTGGAAGTACAAGGGCGGTGTTAATTGCCACCACAGATGGGAACGATTGACATTTAGACGGAAGCAAATCAAGGGTAAATTTTTACCTAAGCAACCAGGCGAAAGCGGTGAGAATAGAGATTTAGAAAATTACAACGAGGTATCCAATAAGAGTGCCAACAATGCGGGGGTTCCCTTTTCACCAAGTGGATGGGACACGGCATCAACACGCCCAATTGATATGCCCAACAAAGGTTCATTAAAAAACAAATAAGATGTACGCAAACGATGATGTATTATTAATCACCAAGGAAGACATATTCAAATACACGCAGTTAAGCGGGAACTTTGATGTGGACAAAATAACCCCGTTTATTAAGATAGCCCAGGATATCCAAGTTCAAGAATTGTGCGGAACGGTGTTGTATCGTAAATTATTGGATGATGTAAAGGCAAACACATTGGCGGGTTATTACCTTTTGTTGGTGTCACACTATTTGCAACCTTTGTTGATCCACTATGCGATGAGTGATTTGTTGTTGTTCCACGGGTACGAGGTGACCAATGGCGGTATCGTGCGTAATTCACCCGAGAACACGCAGTTACCGAGTAAAGAGGAATTGGACACGATTGTCCAAAGACAAAGAAACATTGCCGAAACTTATCGGAGGCGTTGCGTGGATTACTTATCGTATTTCCCACAGAGATACCCCGAGTACACCGCAAACCAACAAGCGGGAGAATACCCCAATTCAAACCCATCGAATTTCGTTACATGGAATTTGTAAAAAAGACATATAAACCAAAGGAAGATAAGGTCAAGAAATTGACCACTTACATAACGCAATTGAAAATCGTTAAGGGCATAAAGTGTGATTTGTTCACCAAGGCGATTATCATTTTGGTGATGTCAACGGGATGTTCAAGTGAATGGTATTTGAAAAAAGCCATCCAAAAGAACCCATCATTGGCACAAACAAGCACCCACACCATTGATACGCTATTTGTACGCGATTCTGTGAGCATTACAGACACTTTCACAACCAAAACGATTGATACCATCACAATAGAAAAAGATGGCGTTAAAACGATTGTTTACAGAAACCACGATGTTATAAGAGTTCACACAGTTGTAAAGGCCGACACGATTAGATACACCAAAACAATTCAGTTACCACCACGGGTTGAATACAAGGAACGAGTGAAAGTTCCACAATGGGTTGGATTGACTTTATTTTTGGGATTAATTTTACTGATG